TAAAAATGACAGACAATGAAACACAACAAAAGGAAACAGAAAAACAAACAGAGGAGACAACAGAAGAGCAAACGGAAGAGAAAGAAGAAAAAAATCTCCCAGCAATAAAAAAAGCAGAAGAGATCTTGCAGAAAATTGAAGATAGAGGAAAAGCTCTAGAAGAAAAAGAAAAAGCATTAGATCTAAAAATACAGGAATTTGATAAAGCAGCTGCAGAGGCAAAGATGGGCGGATTTGGTCAAGTACATCAACCTACTGAGGAAGAAAAAGAAATTGAAGGTGCAAAAAATTTGCTAAAAGGAACTGGATTTGAGAAAATGGCGTTCCCTGACTAAAGATAGCAAAATTTATATACTAGTTTCAATTATTTTTTTAATTGAGGTGTTTTGATGGCAAATGAAGCAGTCATAGTTGAATTATTAGGAAATGAGGGAGACGTTATAGAAGTTACAGTAGCAGATGGAGCAACAATAGAAAAAGGTACACTCTTAAAACTGAGTGATCCTAGAACAGGAGCTGCAACTTCTGCAGATGGAGATATTCTTATTGGTATTGCAGCAACAGAAAAAGTCGCAAGTGATGGACAGACAACACTTGGAGTATATACAAATGGTATATTTGATATAAAAGACTCAGGTGCTGGAATTACAGTGGGTCTTCCAATAACAGTTGGTGGAGCAAACCTTGTAAAACAAGTAGCTGCAGGTGAAGCAGAAGGCGGAACAGTATGTGGATATGCGTTGGAAACAGCATCAGCAAGTGAAGTAATCCAATGCAGGATAAAGGTGTAAAATGGCAGACTCAACAGGAATGGCAGATTTAAGGGCAGAAAATGTTTCAAGAATAGTTAAAGGATTTGCTTTAGCAAATTATAAATTTAAAGCATTGGTTATGACAGTTGGTAGTTCAGCATGGACTGAAAGCTACTACCAAGAAACCGCAGCAGATCTTTCTGCAAGCGGAACAAGAAATGTAAAAGGAGTAGCTAGACTAGCTAAATTTCCTCATGCAGAAGTAACCTGGACAAAACAAAGCAGTAGACAAGTTAAACATGGTTTACAAGGTGTTATCTCATACGAAGATGAGAAAACAAATGCTGTTGATGTAATAGCAAGAACACTCTTAAGAATAGCAAGAGGAGTTGTTAAATCAGTAGACGCTGAAATTTGGGATGTAATCTCAGAAAGTCAAAGTCCATCAAACATTAACAGTCTTGCAATAGCAGCAGGCTCTGAATGGGATTCAGCAACTGTTGCAAATAGAGATCCTATTCAAAATCTACTAGACGCAAAAGCTCTTATAGATGCAGATAACTATGATCCTGACTCAGACGGTTTCTTCATAGCGAATGGAACCGACATTGCAAAATTGCTTGGTAATGCAAACGTCAGAAATGCAGGTCAGTTCTGGACTGATGATGTCACAAGAAACGGAAAAATCGGAAGATTAGTCGGTTTAGACGTAATAAAAAGCAACAATGTAACAGCAGATTATGCTATGGTAGGCATAAAAAAACAAGCTGCTACATGGAAAGCAGTTGATCCGCTAACAGTAGTTACAAAAAGAGAACCAGGAGTTCACACAGTAGTAAGAGCATGGGAAATTGGAGTAACACAACTCACAGATCCCGAAGCAATATGCTTAATTTCTAACACGAGGGCTTAAAATGACTAAAGCAACAAGAATGAGATTAGCAGCACATTATCTACAACTTAAAAAAGATGTAGATGAAGGCGTTCCAAAAGCTAAAGCAAAGTTAGAGAAAAACAAAGATCTTGCAAAATATGTTCCAGAATACATAGAGGAACATGGCAGGATAGACCATCAAAAACCTGAAGAAAAAAAACCAGGTGAACATAAAAAACCAGGTGATAAATAATGGCAGTTGGAGATATAACATGGACGACAATGGGTCCATATGCAGTTGATGCTGCAGCAATAAAAACTGCAATGGATTCTGAAAGTACTGGCGCTGCAACTGCAGGAGCAGACACTACAACATTCCAAGTAGTTCCGATAGCAAACGGAACGCAAGTGATGATATATAAGATAGTAAGAGCTGGTGCATGATGGCTGGAGAACCACTTAACCCAAGTGCTTTAATTGTACCTAAAATGACAACTGCAGTAAGAAATACTCTGATTGCAGAAAAGGGAACAATTATTTATGACACAACACAAGATAAATTATGTTTCTGTACTGCTTCAGCTGCTGCAGCAACAAGCTGGGAATTAATTACCTCAGTGCAAGAATCTTAATTTTAAGATAGTTCTTGGGCGATCCATGCCCACTGCAGAACTCTGAGCTGAGCAACTCGAAAAACTGCTTACCCATCCTAAAATGCCAGACATAGTCGAAAAATCAGGAGCGTTTCAAGAGTTAAGCGTAGAGAAAACGCCTGTGAATGGCAATGATGTTGTAAATAAAACTTATGCTGATTCTTTAACTGGTTCAGATCTTGGAAATATTACAGAAGATGTTTTAGCAGCTGTTGATAATACATACGATCTAGGATCTACAGCAAAAAGATGGAAAAATGTATATGCCATGATCGCTGTACTGTCTAGTATGATCATTCTAGGAGGCTTAGCCCTTTACACAAGTAACAACGAACTTTTCATAAATGGATCCTTAACAGTTAATGGATCAATTACTGCAGTAGATAATATAACTGCAGATTTTTACTATGGTGATGGATCTAAATTAACAGGAGTTGGAGCTGCTTCAGATTCAAACTGTAATGCTACAGGATCCTGTTCAGATGGAAATGTTGCATATTTAAATTATGCAAATGATGGTGATTTTAACATCACTGGCAATGCAAGCATTGGAAGATACAAAGCAAACGGACTTGGATTCACACTCAATGCAATAAATGACGATTTGCACATAGATAGTGATGTAGAAGGAAGCAACTATTTTGGAATACATACAACAGGTGCTTTTATGGATTTATACGCAAATCCTGGACCAAGTAACGATTACTTGATGCTTGCTATATCTGAAACACAAGGAGCAGATACAGAAATGAATTTCTATGAAGGAGGAACAGGACACAATAGATTCTGGAGCAGTGGAAGCGTAAGAATAGGAAGTGGAAAAAGCAACCTATGCTCAAACATAACATCAACTGTTGATTGTGACACTTCTGCAACAGGAGCAGATCTTGTAGTTGAAGATGATACCTGGACAGGCGGAAAGATGTATAACCATGACATGAATACTTCAAATATATCATTCGGAACAACTGCATACATAAGAGCAAATTCAACTACCCTGATTATAAAGGTGAATTGAATGAAAAAAATACTCATAGCTTCGATAATAGCATTACTTCTAGCTGGCTATATGACAAAAGCTGCTATTATCGAAGATTTTTCTCCAATTGAATCTGACAGGATCCTTAAAGATGGTGAATATTTGAAAATGATATCTCCATATGAAATGAACTTAACAAAAAATAACGTAACATTTAAGATTAAATCTACTGCAAAAATCTACCAAATAAAAGATATATGGAAAACTAAAGAATATGGATATTTAAAATCTACAATAGAAACAGTTAAAGTAAACTGTAAAATTAAAAGAGAAGGAAGAAACTTAGGATGTAACGGTGTTGCATTATACTACCCTAACAAATGGATTCCATACAATAAAACAGTAAAAAACAAAACATACGAAACACTACGTGATGCAGTAAAAATTAATATATTAAATGATTACACATTCCAAGTAATTACAGAAGGAATATACGATCCAACAATAATTGACTACGAATTTACAGACGAAAATTTCCCTGATGATTGTTCATTATATTTTATGGATGATACTTCACAAAGTGGAGTAGTTGACAGAGGTAGCCAAGGTAGAGATCTAACTTTTGATAATGCAGCTAATGGATATCCAAAATATATAACAGGAAGTACATGCTGGCAACAAAATTGTACTGAAAATGATGGTGTTGATAACAATGATAATACAATTGAATATGCAGGTACAATTACTTTTGGATCCACAATGTCCTTTGGGGCACATATAAAATTAAATTCAAGCAGTGGATCTACAATACCTTATGTCATAGGAGGAACTACATTAATCCAAATTGTATATGCAGATAATAGACCAAAATGTGAATTTCAAGGACTAACTGATACACTAGTTCAAAGTTCAGGAGCAATTGATGAAACAGACGGATTATGGCACAATATTGTATGCACATATAATTCAAGTCACATTTGTATATATGTAGACGGAATCCAAAAACAATGTGATGCATCAACAGGTTCAGTAAACAATAATGCAGCATATTTAATTGGAGGACAAGACAACGTAAATGCTAATGTATTTCATGGTCACGCTGATAATGTTTTCATTTGCAATGAAACATCAATAAATAATTCATTAATAACACAGTTTAATGATTCTGGGTTCGTAGTAGAACAAGGAAACGTCAGTGACACTTGCACACCGCCTGCATCAGGGGACTATACAGTCGATTGTAGCGATAATTGTGATTGGTCTAGTGCTGATACTATACCTGGAAATATAACAATGTCAGGATCCGGAATTAATTATCTTTCTGCAGATTGGACGTTTACTGGGACAAATCAATTTGTCTATATAAACTCAGGCTGCGAATTACATATAAATTCAGGAGGGAGTTTTAATGGATAAAAAAGAAACTGAAATTGATGTTGAATTACATCTAAAAAATAAAAGTAAAAAAAGTGAACATAATGCAATAGTTCATATTTTCAAAGAACTTGAAGGTAACAGAACATACGCAATTGGCTTTGGACTAATCGTATGGGGCTTATTAGGGCTATTTCTTGGCAAGTTAGGACAACAAGAAGGGGTAAGAACAATACTTGAAGGATTGGCTTTTATGGGTCTTAGATCAGGAATTGCTAAATTAACATAGATTTACATCAAAAAGACCACCCTATTTAATCAAAATATAACATTTTGCCGTCACTGGTTTTGGTGATGCTTTCCAGTGATGGCATTTTTTCTTCGAATAAATTCTGGCCATCTTTAAATTGATAGCAAAATTACTCTCCTGGAAGATCTTGCAATCACCATAATGCTATCATAATAGTTTTCTTTATAAAACCTTCATTTCCTATGCAAAGAAAAAAATCCCCCCAAACCCCCCTACTATTATTATTATATAATTAGAGAATTAGGACTATTTTATAATAGTAAAAACAGTTAGTTATCTAAGTTATCTTTGCCCCTTCTCTACCCTGCAAATTAGAGAATTTAGAAAATTACTCACCTTTGCAACATAGAGGGTATAAGTGTCAGAAGGTTTCCCTCTTCTTAGAAATTCTAGAAAACTGTTTTTATACAATATCTGCATAAATTGTCCTTTTGTATTGTTGTATATATACTTTGTGTTTGCAGGATAGAAAGATTTATATATTCTAATTGATTATTTTCTGATGCAGAAAACAGATTGAGGGAAAACTTCGGTTTTCCTGAAATCTAATTTCTTTCTAAACACTGCTTCGCAGTGATGACATACATACTACCAAAAAGTGTTATTTTGATAGCAAAATTTATAAATATGATTGCATTTTCTTTGAAATAGGTGATAAAATGAAGCTAGAAGTAAAAAAAGCAATCATTATTCCAGATGGCGAACATTTGGGAGTTGTGACAAATATAAGATATAGATCTAAACCTTTTGAATATGTAGATCTGGAAATAGAATTTAAAGTTGATGATGAACAAATAAAAATTAGAGCTGGTTACCCACAAGTTATAAGCGAAAAATCCAAATTAGGTCAATTATTGATGAGATTTGGAGAAAAGTTAATTGAAGGAGTTTCCATAGATCCAGATGATATAATCATTGGAAAGAAAATAAAGTTTAAAACAAAAACAGAGGAAAATGCAAAAGGAACCTTTTCAAGAGTTGATGAAAATACAGTCAGACCTGCAGAGAGTTTAAAAGAACATCAAGATCCTGCTGAAGAGATAAAAATTGATGATCTGTAGCAACTGTAATGGTACTTTGATTGCAGACGGTCATAAATTGATAAATATATGGCATCATGTAAGGTGTAAAGATTGCAAAAGGGGATGGTACGCAACCGATAAATATATAAAAGATAGCAAACATAATAAATTAAGTGAATTTGAATGAGCAAAGGATTAGTCAAATATAAAAGAGTAGCCCAGAGAATAAGGGAAGAATTCCAAAGTGAACCATTCAACATTAAAGCATTGGAAGATGCAATATTTATTGAAATTGGCATAGATCCTAGAACAGTAAAAAAGTCAATTGAGATAATGATCAGGCTGAAACTAATGGAAGAAGTAGACAAGGTGAGAGAATTTGGAGTGCATCCGACAAGAAGATTTAAGTTGTCACCCACACAAGACGAATACTTTTGACGCGGTCGCAGGAATACACCTGGTGTCGAGACAAAATAGATTTTGTCAAGGGGAAAGCTACCCTTCCCCCGACCTAAATACGCTCCAAATTCGCAGTCCCTCATCCCTTCGGTCTTCACGATCCACAGCGCTTAATTCGAACAACGCTTGTGTCCCGCATAATTCATTACCGAGAACAAGACTACGGTATGAATTACACGGCTATATGATATCACCCATCCCCCTAACCCCCTTCCCTGAAGGGAAGGGGGAACGTCGCTGCTTTAGGTCGGGGTCAAAGATGCTGAGACAAGGTCTCAGCTTATCAAAGTCGGGAGCTCGTCCCCCCCAACCCCCCCTCCGGGGGGGCTTTATTGAGGCAAAACCAAGCCTCAAACACAACAACAACACCCCAAATACCCCCAAATATACAACAACAACACCCCAAAACACCATATTCTATGGTGTTTTGGTGCTTATAGAGACAACGTCCTTCCTCTTATTAGCGACTTTCAAACAAAAACACCCCCATAACCAGGTGTCTAGAGAAATATTTTTTATGATTATGATAATAAAGCCTAACACACACAGAAATTTTTCGCGCAGCCCGCCTTCGGCGACGTAAGCACGCAGAGAACGTACCTTAATTCCCTAGAGGGGGGATGGGGGGGAGAATTTACAATCAAAATGAAAGGAATGACAATAAGATACGATGATGAGAAAGAAAAAGAAATCAATGAATTAATGATCACACTAGATGAAAAAGCAATGTCAAAAGCATTTCTTGCAACACCAGGTATTATTAAAAATCAAATTCAAAAAATCAATGATATGAGTAAAATTATTGAAGATCAAAGAGAAGAAATACTAGAATTAAAAAACATTCTCGCATCATATACACAATTCAATGTTAAACTAGAGAGATTTATAAAAAGAGGTGAAAATTTTGGTTAAATTAGAAGAAATGGACTGGCAAAACGCTAGAGATACAGCAGTGAATATGTGGAGACAAGCACAATTAACACAAAGAATGGCTGAAGCAAATCTTAGAGTCATTGATGAAGAACTTAAAAAGATCTGGGATAAACTACCTGAAAATGAAAGAAATAAAAGGTATGCCGATAATAAAAAAAACTTGCATTGAATGTAGAAATATATTCATAGGTAGCATCACAAAATTAAGATGTGAAAAATGCAATAAATTATACAGGAAAGGATATAAAGCTGGCTACCAAGCTGGAGAGAAAAATTCAACATGAACAACTGGTACGACTTATATCTAAGATTCGAGGAACTTGAAAAAGAGACAGATATGGCTCTGGATAAGTGGCAAATTCAGGTCATGGACCATGAAGGAGATTGTGCATTACGTTGTGGGCGACAAGTAGGAAAATCAACTGTTATTGCAAGAAAAGCAGCTAAGATATCTTTAAAATACCAAAATACAGTAACATTAATGATTGCAGCTTCTCAAAGACAATCTGGCTTGATCTTTAATAAAGTTCTGGCCAGATTGCTAAGATTCAATGATTTTGTTGTAAATATGAAAGGTAAATATAGAGAAGATCTTGAAAAATCAGCCAGGCAAAATAAAATTATGAAAAAGGAACATGAAAAACGCTGGGGAGTCTTTGACAATATGCCTACAAAAACAGAGATAAGGCTTAAAAAGTTCTCAAATTGGGGAAAACTAGAAAGCGATAATGATTGGGAGTATTTCAGAAGAGACGAAGAATACGTCATATATTCGCTTCCTGCGGGAAAAACAGGAGCATACATAAGAGGGCTTACCATAGATTTTAGGATAGCAGATGAAGCTGCATTTATCCCTGAAGAGGTCTGGCTTGCAACAAACCCAATGCTTGCAGTCCAAAAAGAAAAAAGAGGACTAGGCTGGGACATACTACTATCAACACCATTTGGAAAAGGCGGATTCTTTTACAACTGTTGTTATGACAAAGATTATAGACACTGGCATATAAGCTCAGAAATGTGTCCAAGAATCCCTAGAGATTATTTGGCAAAAGAAAAAGAAAGACTAAACAAAGCAGAATATGCTCAAGAATACCTGGCAGAATTTACAGACGATTTCAATCAATTTTTCCCGACAAGCCTTATAAAGAAATGTATGACATTTATGAACTGGGACATAGAAAAAGATCATAATCCAAACGCGTCATACTACATGGGAATGGATCCTGCAAGATATGGTCAGGACGAAGCTGCATTCGTAGCTGGTGAAATGCTAAGAAAAAAATACAAGGTGGTTTACTGTGATGAAAAGAAAAAAATATCAGGAAAAGCTATCACTAGCCTCAGAGATTATGCTCTGGCTCTTAACTCAAAATTTAACTTCAGAAGAATATTCAACGATGACACAGGAGTTGGAGGCGGGCTTACTGATCTGTTACAAGAAGAACTCGGAAAATCGAAAGTTATCGGACTCAACAATGCTAGCAAGCGTATCCGTCTCGGAGCTGATGAACGCAATAAAGGCATCCTCAAAGAGGATCTATACAGTAATGCACTTGCAATGATGGAAAAAGGAGATATAGAAATCATTAATAACTTGAAGCTATTACGTAGTTTGAAGAGCGTACAGTTTGAGTATACAAAAGACAGAAACTTACGAATTCACGGTAAGTATACGCATCTCGCCGAAGCGTTCGTAAGGTGCTGTTGGGCTTGGCAAAGCAAAGGACTTAAATTGTTCGTTGCATAACCCGCAAACATTATACCCCCAAACAAGGTAGGGGGGTATAATTTTGCTTGCATTTTGGGTTCCGGAGATCTCCGGATCTCGGAAGTTTTGATAGCAAAAATAGTTCCTGGAAAGATCCTTGGAACGGAGAAATGATGGCAAAATGAGAATATTATTTAAATTATTTGATAAAGAAGCACAAAAAATGTCAGATCACTTATCAAAAGATGGAGATATAAATTGGAAAAAAACTTTCGTAGAAGGAAGAACAGTTCTAGAAGCATGGAGTGATGAATAATGGCATTTGTAATAATAACGGCGGCAAAGATCGCAATCTTTGCAGGAGAAAATGTTGATGCAACAGGAAACACAACAGCAAATCAGGAAGCATTAGAATTAATGGCGATTAGTCAGATTTGCACCTGGTCAAGATATAATTGGGCTGATAATTACTCAACTCTAAATGAAGATGTTAAACATATTATTGATGAATATATTGGAAGATTTATTGCAGCTCCATTAATAGCGTATAATATGGCAGGATATACTTCAAGAATTGAAGCTGAAAATATGTTGAATATAAATTTATTCAGACTAAAACAACTAGAAGAAGTATTCCGAGATCAAAAAAGAGTCACATATATGCAGGTAGCTTAAAATGGTTTTAAATCTACCAGAATCATTTAATCTTTTCAAAAGAGATAAAAGAGAAAAAGATATTGGTATTAGAAAAGAAAAAAGACACGCTACAATTATTGTTGCAAAAGATGGAACTGGAGACACAGACGATATACAAGAAGCAGTGAATTTATTGCCACCTGATGGTGGAATAGTACATGTAAAAGAAGGTATATATGACATAACATCAAGAATTTTTATAGACAACGATAATGTTTCCATTAATGGTACTGGCAGAGGTACAAAAATAACAACTTCTGAAAACATACAAATGATCTATATAAATGGAAAAACAGGTGTAATTATTTCTAATCTGTGGTTATATGGCGCAGGATCTGGAAATACTACAAATGAAGGTATATTTAATTTTGGAGGTCCAAAAGTCAAAATACATGACGTTTGGATAGAAAATTGTGGCGATAATGGAATTAGAGTTTCAGCAGGAGCTACATCAACAACTTTAGTAAACAACATAATACATGATAATTTTGGAGCTGGTATACAAACATTTGTAGGTGTATCATTATTAATCACAGGAAATGAAATTTTTGATAATGCAGAACATGGAATATATTTAAGAGATAGTTGGGACTGCACAATAAACAGCAATTCATCATATGCAAACACAGACAATGACATAGAATTAGATGAAATAAGTTTAACTTCAGCATCACACAATTTGATAGTAGGTAATAGAACACGAGACGGTGCAACTGTTGGAACAATACTAATTGACACAGGCGTAGATAAAACAGTTTGTGTTGCAAATGTTGCAAATGTCACAGATAATGGAACAGGATCAATAGTTGCAAATAATGCAACTTAGGAGGTAAAAATGGGAGAAGGAAAAATTTCAGCTGGTGATTACACAAACATGACGAATGTAGTTACTGCATATTCAGCAAATCAAGACACTACAACAACCGAAGAGCAATTCCAATCAGAGTGGGAAAGGTGGTACGGTGTATATAAAGACGTTCCAATACTTGCAGCTTTAATTGATGCTAAAGCAATGTGGACTGTAGGAAAAGGATTTAGAGCAAAAAAGAAATACAAAAAGACAATACAGGGAATAAAAGGAAATGGTAAACAGACCTTCAATACAATACTACATAATGCTGTAAAAGTCTATACAATTAGCGGTGATTATTTTGCAGAAAAAATAATGCACAAAGGTAAATTATTAAATCTGAAATCACTTAATCCAGGTACAATAAAAATAATAGCAGATTCAAAAGGAATGATAAAAAGATATGAACAATTTGTTAATGGAAAAACTTTACATGGATGGAAACCTGATCAAATGTTTCACCTGGCATGGAATCCAATTGCAGACAATATACACGGAAATGGTACTTGTGAAAAATTGGAATGGAACGCAGAAGCTTACAAAGAATCAAAAAGAGATCTAAGGATCCTATTCCACAGATATGTTAAACCTCTTCTAATTTCGCACGTAGACACAGACGATGAAACAGAAATAGCAGCATATAAATTAAAATTAGATAAAGCTGTTGAACTTGGAGAAAATTTAGTACTTCCACATGACACACTAAAAGCAATGGAAAGAATGAGCATACCACAATATAGCAGTCTAGATCCTATGCCTTATATTGCACTATTAGAAAGAGATTTTATAATAGCTGAAGGTGTACCATCATTAATTGTTGGAAGTGGTGAAAAAGAAGATACTGAAGCAATGGCAAAAATGTTGTACCTGGCATTTCAACAAGCTATAGAATGGAATCAGTTATTTATAGAAGAACAATGCGAAATACAATTAGGAATAAAAATTGAATTAGAGTTCCCAGCAAGTTTGGAACAAACAATGCAAAAAGATCAAAGTAAATCTAGGTCGTTAAATAACATGGAAGCAGGAATAGGAGAAGCTTCTGGAGGTAAGAAATAAAAATGACAGACAATGAAACACAACAAAAGGAAACAGAAAAACAAACAGAGGAGACAACAGAAGAGCAAACGGAAGAGAAAGAAGAAAAAAATCTCCCAGCAATAAAAAAAGCAGAAGAGATCTT